CTGATCTATTTCAATAGGATATATAAACAATTGCAGATCGACTCATTTAATCAGCTACTTCTAACATCAATTACTGTTTTACTCATTTACCTTAGGTGAATGGAAAATAATGGTCTAAGGATGTTTGGCGAGTTTGGTTGAGAGATTGGGCTTCTACTAGAAAGTTTGGTTACGATCGATCATACGTTCAACAAAATTATATCTTCAATAAAATTCAAGGTACTACTTTTAGCGGGCATCCTACCAAAACTACTTTGGGCAATACCTTGCGAAGTATCTGTTATGCTTATTATTATTGCTAACAAGCTGGCATCAGACGACCTTGGTAAGATGATCGCTTAAAAGTTTATGCAGCCGGTGATGATGTGATTATACTATGTGATCCAAAAATTCAAAATATAATTAGCCAATCTATTTTAAGATTGAGTCATAGATAGAAGCGAGTGGATCGAGGGCATGCATTGGGATTGGGTCAATGTATTAAATAATTAAAAATTGACCGCTGGGTCAATATGGATTTTTGCTCTAAGTGGACTTTTGGTTATGATGTAGCTAACTTTGATATGTGTAGAGATGTCTACAAAGTATTAACAACTCGACAGTATTATAGTAAGTAGAATAAACATATTTTGAGTTATCCAGGTTTACATGCAAAAGCAATATATTAGGGATTCAAGACTTAAAAAGTTAGTAAGTTGATCTAGGATATATTGAAAGCAAGAATGTCTCACTATGCTATGCCTAAGGATTTTCATAAATATGATCTTTCTATTTTATCAGATAAAATTAAATATAGCTTCTCTTCTTCTTAAGGATATATTTATTAACAATAGGTTAACCATAGATGTGGTTTAAATTTATAAATCTTAATAGACGCCATATTATAATGTAAATTTAGTGGTCATGGTAATATTAATTTTGGTTGTACTCCTATTGTCTCTTCTTCCTTATGCAAACGATTTTCTGTTCAGCGAAACAAACAGAAAATCATGAAATTTTCGAAAATATATTTAAAGAAAAATCTTTATACTAATCACGAGCTTCGTGTATTAAAACATTCCTTCAAAAATGAGTTGTCCTTTAAAGCTTTAATGTGCAATATTTATGATTAAGAACGACATTGCCAACGTCTCTGTTCTTGTATATCCAATCTTTTGAGATTCTCCCTGGATATACGTTTTAACTGTTTCGCTCTTGGTGCAGACCAAGATGTTTGTGAATTACCA